ATGGCAGAACCTTCAGCCTTGACGGGTGCCGCACCGAAGCCAGACAGCTTCACCTCTTCCTCGAAAGAGCGCTCAGATGATTCAGTGTCATAAATCATCGTGTGCTCATCTTCATACTTCTCATACTCCAGACCGAACAGGGCGTTCAGGCCGGGGAGAAGCTCTTTCAGCATTTGTGCGCGTGAAATTGCCATTTTCTATTTCTCCTTAAACGCCGAGTGCCGTATCGTAAGCATGGCTTAGGGGCAACCAAGTAACGATGCAATCGGTGAACGAGTCACCTACAGCGCTTTCGGGCCCGTCAACAAAGTCAACGATTCGGAGTGGGAAGGTGTTGGTGGTAGCAATAGAGCTAGCATCCAACGCGTTTCTGCTTCGGCCAATGCTGGTTGAACCCGCAGTGTCAATAGCCTGCACGTTGTTACCAAGACCGGTTTGAGCAATTGTGCCATCACCCTGCATCTGGAAAACCAGCTTAGGGTCATCGGCAACATACGCGACAGCATCAGATGCTACCGTGCCTGCTGGCCAATATTGGCTGAAGGTTGGCTGATTGGTGTTTGGATCGGTGTAGGAACAACCTACAAAGACACCAACAATACCGCCGACTTTGGCAGTTGTTACTTGTGCCTTTTCTACCGTTCCAGCGGCAACCAGCTTAACGAAGTCGCCATAAAAGACTGCCGTGTTATAAGCGGACGCAATCTTGATGTGGCGTACTTTTCCGGTGAAAGAACCGGAGGCACTGAGAGTGCCTACAGGTTCTGCACCTGTGGGAGTAGCTGTACTAGCCATTTCTCATCTCCTTGATGAATAGCCACGAGGCCGCCCCCAAACGGGGGAGTTAGCCTCGACCAAAGGTTGTACGAGTGCTTCGCTCTGGGTTCAGAACAGGCATTCGCGGATCGTTTTCTCTCAAGAAGCTGTTGTCAACAGACTCCATCTGTTGAGACGCCATTCGCTCGAAGTATTCTTCTCGTTGCTTAACTTCAGACTCAGGAGACTTGCACAGCAATAAGCCGCCAACCTCTATGTTGCCTTCAAAACGAGAGTTGATGTCAGACATCACTTCAAGCTCCGGGTGATCTTCTGCTCGCACTGGAGTCCACCCTTCTCGAAACTTCTGCGACACGTTTGTGTTATCAGACTTTCCTAGGGTGCTGGTGCGTACCCAACGAAAAACCCAGCCGTCTTGCGGATCGGGAGTTGGCAGTACGGATGCGGGCTTCCAAGAATCACTCGGACGCTGTTCAGCTTCTCTGGCCTGTGAGGCCCTTTTTGTGCGCTGTTCTGCCATTTTATGACTCCTTAATGAGCTGGTTGGCATACTGTTCGGGGGTTAGCCCAAGTCTCTTTGCGAGAGAGAGTTGGGTGCGGCTCAACCTCACTTTGCGTGGCTTGGCGCCGTTATTCCTTGCGGAAGGGGCCACAACCACGGAGGGGCTTCGGGAGGTCGAGGAAGATGTGTTTCCATCTGAGCCACTGTCATCCTCACCGAAGTATTCTGGAAACTTAGACCGAATAGTACGGTCAATAGCTTCATAATATTCATCAGAGTTGGGGTCAAACCCCTCATCTCTAACCAAGCGCTCGTGAACACCGTAGGCCAGAGCGGTCATGTCTTTTTCTTTGCCGAACCAAGGGTTTTGCTCGGCCCATTCCGTCGCCCTTGGCGAGGGCTTCGGCGGCGCTTGAACGGCCTGTTGCTGGGGCTTTGGCTCCTGTCTCGGTTGCGGCGCCTCTCTTCGGCGCTTTACTTCGCCAAGCTGGTAATCTGCCGACTTTAACTCAGCCTGAGCACTCATCAACTGCTCTTGCGCCTCAAGGACTTTGTCCGTATTGCCCTCTTCGTAGGCCGAACGATACTTGTCTTTCGCCTGCTGTAAGGATAATTCGGCCCTAGCCCTTATCTGCTCGACAAGTGTTTGCTCGCCCCGAGAGATAATTTGCTGATACTGCCGGCTTTGCTCCGCATACTGCTGTGCAACACGAATTGCTTCTTCCCGCATCTTTTCAGCGGCTTCCCGCTGGCGGCGCTCTTCATGCTGTTGATAACGCAACTTGTTGATGCGTTTCTTGACCTTTTCGCTGTAGCCTTCCAGCTCGTCATCATCCTCTGTGGACTCAGACGCCTTCTTTTCCGGCTCTTTGCTTGGCGGTCGCCTGTCCTCTTCAGGACGGTCATCAACAACTTCTATGTCGATGTCAGAAGGCTTTTCTTCGGTTTTCCCAAAAGTTGCCTTTACGCCAAAAAACTTCTCTTCAGCGGAATGCTGTTCTTGCTGTTCTTCGCTCATACCTTTTCAATCCCCCTCGGATCATCTACAACCGCCTCAACGCTGTCGTCGTTTATGAGGCGGAACTCTTTGCCGTGTATCTTGAACCTTGTCCCGCTATAGGATCGCATGACGACCCAGTCCCCCTCTTTACAGTAGGGGCCGTTTGGGAATCTTGATGGATCTTGATAAGCGTCTGCCCCGACCTTTAAAACAAAACCGCAGATGGAACCAATTTCTTCAATGTCCATTGTTTGCTTTGATTTTAAGATGCCGCCCTCTGTTTTTTCATCGGGCTCCGGCAGAGCAATGAGTAGTTTGTAGCCCTTGGGCTCTGGTAGCTGACTAGCTGTCTTTTGCTCTTCTGTCATCACTTCTTCCTGCACCAGATGATGGCGTCTGGAGTCGCCGGCGCTACACCCTGTAGCGTGTTATTCCCGTTCTAGCCTCTCATTCATATCTAGAAGGGTGCGCTCTGCGTAGGCAAGTCCCTCAATGACCCCAACGCAACGCGAATATTCCTCCATGCTCTTGCATCCTCCGCAAGAAACATGGTCGCTCAACTCGTTCATGTGCCTACGGTACTCCTCTTGGAGTGCCTTTAACAAGTTATTTGTAGCAGTTTTACTCATCAATCAGGTCTCTGACAAGGTTAAAACCTGCTTTGAATCCCTCTATCTCTTTCTGGGACTCATCGCTTTCTCTCTGACCCTGTAGTTTTGTGGCCAATCTCGCGCTCTCAATCCGCTCTTGTTGCTCCATCTTCTGAACGTCAATCATGGCTTTGCCGCGAGATTTTTCAAGATCCGCCTGTATCTTGGCCATTTCTGTCTGAGCCTTGGCCATTGCCGCCTGCTCTTTAAGCGCAAGCTCTCGCTGTTGCATCTGAACAATCGGATCTTCCTGCATTTCGGCCTGCTCTCTTGCCTGAGCTTCTTGCTGGGCCTTTCCGGTAACTTGTGCCGCCGCCGGGGCCGCTAACCTTGAGATGCGAAGCTCAATATCTTCCGGCATAGGCTCATTGGGTGGCGGAAGCTCTACGCCCAGTTCGCGCTCGATCTTTGCCCTGTACGCAAACGCAACGTGCTCCGCAACGTGAGCCGCCAGCGCCGCTTGAACAGCCCCTGCGTTTGGCGCCTGCTGTAAAAGCTCTTGCATCTGGGGGTTTTGCGCCGCCGCCATGTGGACCTGAATATGGGCTTCGTGGTCTTGGTAGATAAACGCCTTGACCGGCTCGCCATTGATCAGGTTCATGTTTTCGCTGACAGGGTCTGTCGGCTTCATGTCGTTCTCGGTCGGAACGATCTTGTCTGCGTCCTGAATGCCTAAGACATCAAGCATCTGGCGGTGCAACAACGGCATGTCGTACATCTGCGGTGCTTGTGCCGCAAGCTGTAGGGCCGCTTGATACTGCATGATTCGCTGGGCCATCGTGCCGGCGTTTGGATCACTAACCGGGATAATGTCAATTCGGTCGTCGAAATCCTGCTTGACGACGGGGTCTTCGTCTGGGTCGTAGGGGTAAACTTCCGGCCCATAATCCCTGACAAGCTCAGAGAGTATTTTAAGCTCTTTTGAAACAGAGGCGTGAACCCGGCTCTGGACCGCGCTCAAGACTTTCATCTCTCTTTCTAAAACTGCTAACGTGGTGCCAACCGGTGCTTCGCCGTTAATGTCTGAGGCTTTTACATCCGCCGCTGATGCGAACCTTCTGCCCTCTTGGACAATATCGCCAAGCAACTGATATAGGACGTTGCTTGGTTCCTTGTATGGAAGGAAGGTTATGTTATCGCGGATTGCACCACCCGGAACGTCTACATCGCGGAATTCTCCCGGCATAATCGGGGTATCATCCCCTTTTATGCGCAGTCCGCGAGATTTTAGACCCCCCGGTAGGTTGGCAAGCGTACCGGCGTCTACAAGCTGTCTCAGCAACGAGGTTGCCGACTTAGATAGACCGCCGATCATATGCACTAGCCCAAAACCATAAAACCCTAGTCCGGGCAGGTATTGGTAATGCACATAGTGTTCTCTTTTTAACTTCTTAGGGTCGTCTTCATACCAGTTGCGGCGAATCGACAAGATCGTTCTTGATGACTTGTCAATCGTGACAACATAGGGAAGAGCAATCCCTGTAGGCTGACCGTCCTGCTTGTCTTCAAACCCCGGCAGATCAATGTCAACATGCATCTCAAGCAGGACATGCCGGTTATCTATGTCGTAGTTTTCAGAGTCTCCCGTCAGGCGGTCGTACTTCTTTTGAATTTCAGAAATATCCGGAGATGGCGCCGGCAAATCAATGTCCGCATAAAACCCGGCAACTTGCAGTTTCCGGATTTCGTTCGGAGTGCGCTTCATTATGTGAGTAGCACGTTCGCAAGTCGTCAAGTCCGACGCGCCATAGCTCACCACAAAGTCTTCAGCGGGCACAAACATCGCGCAGGGACGACCCAAATTCGGGTCATAATACACCTTGCGGAACGCCGATCCTGCTATGGGAAGAGAGAACAGAAGCTTTTCAGTCTCTGTCCGATACTCGCTCATCCTCTGCGTGATCAGGTAATTCAGGTAGTTCTGAACCCGGTGAGCCTGCTTAGTCTTCTCTTCGTCTATCTTCCCAACGATAGAGGTCCTAACCGGGCCTTTGGCTGGGTAGATCTCTTGAATGGTTTGCGCCTGAAAACGAATTACCGCCTCGGACAGCATCGGGTGAAATACACCGCAGGCGCCCTCCCAAGGGGATGATCTGTCCTCAAACTTTAGACCAAGAAGGTCTAGACCCCTGACGTAGGAGTCCTCCCAGTCGGCGCGGCTCTGTCTGTCCGCATCAAACTGCTGTACCAGCTCTGACGACAACGAATAAAGCTCGTCGTCCCCCATAAACTCGACAAGGTTCGAGTCGTGAGAATCGCCAAGAAGCCCAGATGAGTCGGGGTCAAAGTCAATGACCATCCCGCCCTCTTCGTCAAACAAGCCGACGGACTCCGGGTTCTCTATGACGATTTCAAGTTCGCTTCCCTCAACCTCTTCCGGGGTCATGGGTCTGCCGAGTTTATCAATGGCCATAATTAGCTCTTAGAGTAACGAGTTCCCTTGGTGGCCGCACCAGCGCCTTTGCACTTACCGCCGCCTTTCATCTTTCGTGCTCCAGCCATCTTGTTGCCCATCGCCTTATTGATGGCGGCTTTCTTCATCATCGCCTTTGGCGCGGCCTTCATGGGTTTCTTTTTCATCTCGCTCTCCTAGTAATAATCGGCTCTTCTGCCGTAATCTACAGGCTCTTCCTCTTCATCGGTGTGTAGAGGGAGGAACCCTCCCTGCCTGAACCGCAGTAATGCCTGAGTGGAAGAGTCAACTAAATCATCGTGTTCGCCAGCGGGAAATGAGGCAAACTCCTCAACAACTTCCTCGGCAAACCGCGTCTGTGGCGCCCAAACGACGCCAGACGCAAACAAGTCAGCTACAGCGTTAACGCGAGCTATCTTGTCATTGCCCCGAGATGGTGTGTATTCCGCTACCGGAATCCCCATTGCCCGAAGCTCAAAGATAAGTGGCATCCCTGCCGCCTTGGCCTCCACAATAAATGCGTCTGGTTGCATGTCAGACCAAAGCTCAAAAGCTTTTTTCTTTAGCTCAGGAAATTCCAGACGTTCCTTATATGCATCCAGTAGGATGATGTTGGGTTTAGTGACCCCCTCGTCATCTGGGCTGTAAAAAACACCCCATGTTGTGCAAGCGGAAAAGTCAGCCCGCTGGGTTTTTAAAAATGCTGTATCCCATGATTGGATAATAAACTC